CATTAAGTTCGTATCTTTCTACAAAGTTCCAGTTAGGTACTTCTAATACTTCTTTATAAGACTTGATCCATTTACTAGGTATTGCACTTGTTTGTGCCTTTCTCATTATAATTCTATCGTGGTTTCCTATTATGACTGTTGCTTTAGGAAAAGCATCATACCACCTAGAAATTCTCTTAATAGCTAATTCTAGCTCATCTAAGCCACCCATACCATCTGCTGAGGTTTCGTGGTAGGAGGAGTAGTGATTGTCTATTATATCGCCTATAAACACTATCTCCGTGCAATTATAGATATGGTATTGTTCTATACACCAATCAAGATACGAGTCAAGACAAAAAGGTTCGTGCAAATCTCCAATGACTAATACGTTACTTATTTCTTGCTCTCGCAGTTTTTGAATGACTTGTATCTCGTGTGGTTTTAATCTGTATCTATTACTTCTTTCCACTATCAGCTAATCCTTGTGCGCCAGTTAATCCTACTAAAGCCCAAAACATTTCACTAACGTGTACTTCATCTACATCTAAACTTCTAGCTATAAATGGTACAATGATTGCAGCTATTGTAAACCACACTTTCTTAGACTTTAAAATTGTTAAGATTAAATAATTTTTCATTTTTATTGTTTTAAATTAATAATTATATGTCCAAATGACATTTTCATCTTTACTCCTATCCATATCAACGTGTATAAATCCTTTATTAAAAGCTATACCCAATCTGTTGAATCCAACTTCTAAAAGTGAATTTATGATTAAAAACCTTTCTCTTGAACCCTTAGGTAAAAAGATATCAACAGCCAATCCTTTACAATGACTTGATCCTACTCTACCTCCTACCTTTAAATTGTGTTCTTTTGTTCTGTAACCACTTAGTATTTTAAATGGTACTCCTGCTCTATCTCTCGCTTTGTCTAGTAATTTTAAGAATATTTTATCCATATTCTTACCACTATCCTCTAAATCAGGACTGTCAAATTCAGTTATTTTAAAATACTTCAAAATTTATATATTAAATATTGCGTAGATTTTTACCCCTTTGACTTCTTTGATTAATTTCTTGTTAGTCTTTTTTACTTCTTCTAACTTTTGATAACGAGGATTTGTACTATTTAGTTTTCTTTTTTTCATTGTACTTCTTTTTTTGACTATACCATTTATCTACAGTATAAGCTATTGATACCACTAGCAGAATAATCTTTAATGCTAATTCTATATTAGAAAATGTTGTTACACTTAGGACTGTTCCGTTTACTGCTGCAACCTCTAGTGTGTCCTGTACTGTTTTTTGTATTGGCATTTTTTAAATATGATTTTAATTTTGTCTTATTAACTTCTTTTACTTTATATCTTTTTTTCATTATGTTAGATCAGGAGTTAAGAAATCTCTTAATGTTATCTTGTTACCTTGTCCTTGTGGTCTTTCTAAATTCATTCCTAAATAAGAAAAACCATTACTATCAGGAGATACATCTGCACCTGAGTTTGTATTGTATTCAGGAAACTCACTTATGTTGTTTTTAATAAAGTCAATCATTCTCTCGATAAAATACTCTCCAGTATTTAAAATTTCTGATCTTATGTGTTGTGATTCAGCAGTAGTTAAAGCTACTCCAGTTTCAGAAGTCTTAGAGTATATATTTCCTGCTTCTATTTTAAATCTTAAAAAAGGTATAGCCATATATAAAGCCATATTAGGTAAATAATCTCCTATATAGTCGTTAAGTAATTCTTTATAGTATTCATTACCTCCTGAATTTACTGTACCTGCTATTATAAGGTCTTTCAGCTTTTGTGTTAGCTTTGTACCTAGCTTAGTTTCACAGTACAGTCTTTGTGCTTGTCGTACATAAGGAAGTAATAGTGAACTATCTACTGAACCATATATACTTGTACTGTCCTTTAGTTTATCTTCTGATATAAATAAAACGTATGCCATATTATCTCTTTTTTACAAATCCGTTATTCTTCATTCTCTTAGGTGCTATAGCTACTCTCTTATCGTTCTTCTTAGCCGTAAAGCCCTCTGATCTAGCTTTAGTATATCCTACTAAATCTGCATCTTTAATCTTTGTACTTACAGATATACCTAGTTCTGTTCTGTATATTTGTCTTAGCCAAAAGTGATGACAATTACCACCTCCTTTATATAAGAATATATCGTAAGTATCTGCACCACCTTTACCCCAACCTGCATTAACTCTTTTAGTAGACATTCTTTCTATATCTTCCTTTCTATATAGTTTTTTAGCAGCTACCATCTTTTCGCAAAAATCTCTTTTTTTACCTGACTTTCTAGTTAAGAAGTTATCTTGTGCATATACATATCTTACTCTATAATAGTCGTATGTCTTTTTAGATATACCATCTTGCTCTGATTTACTATCAGGTCTAGCAACTCCAGTAGTAGCTAACTCTATCTTCTCAGCAGCTATCTGATTTAATTCTTCTTCAAAGTCAAAGTCTGCGTGTTCTCCATCTACTACTTCTTCATCTATTAGTTCCCAACCCTCAGGTATGTCCTCTACAGTTTCTAAGAAAGCATCTAACTCAGTTTTCTCGTAACAACTTTTGTTGCATTTACCTTTGTTCTTACCACAATCACAGTCTTTTAAATCTATTAATTGATTGTGGTTTGCACAAGGCATAAAGTATTCTTTACCATCTTGTGTATGTATATGATGTCCACTACAACCTAATCTTTCAGCTTCAGCTTCAGCTTCTTCTATAGTGTCAAATAAAGGTAACTCTTTACCATCAGAAACTATTGTACCTACTTTTTCTAAGTTATAGTTGTCATCCTCTGCTGTTAGTTCTTCATCATTTAAAGGTTTTAATCCAAATTCTGCTCTTATTTCATCTTGAGTTAAAACACTTTTTAAATCTTCTACAGTAAACTTAGTAGTAATAGGTTTAGCTTGTACAAAAGATATTGGTAAGTTCATACCATTAACCTCAAATATTTTAGATAATGTTTTTAGTAAATGCTTTTGGTAGGGAATACATACAGTATTTAAATATATTTCAAAGGCTGCATTCATTTCATCAACATTTGATCCCAAACCTCCTCCTGAATCTTTAATACCCATAAGCATAGGAGAAGTAACTCTATGACCTGTAAGTATGTTTTGTACTAAAAGTTCTTGTAACGCAAGATATTGCTTATCTGCGTTGCTTACAGTAATTGGTGTAATCTCAGGAGTTCTAGTTTTATCATCTGAAAAAGTTAATACAAACTTTCCTGAATTACTAGCACCTGTAAACTTCTCAGCTAAACTTCTCTCTATTTGAAATCTCTCCTCTTGTGTAGGTACTCCGTTAGCAAAGCTAATCATATAACTTCCTGAAAAACCATTAGAGATATTATTCAAATGAAACTCAGCAACTCTTTGATCTACTAATGCCCAGTTGTTTGCAGCTAAGTAATCAGGTGTGTGATAGATGTCCATATTAGGACTGTATAAACCTGAGTATAATAACTGACTAGGATTAGTTCTATCCTTAGTATTAAATGCTGCTATCTTTACTGGTTTGTTAGTTCTTGTGTTACCCCAATCAGAACATACAAAAAAGCAATCTACAACACCCATAGAATTAGGTCGTGATGCTCTAACTCTTTCTACAGGTACGTGGTAAATCTCAGCTATCTCTGTTTTAGCTTTATTCCATATAATATGAATAGCAAATGCACCTTGTAGTTTAAAGTCAAATGAAAGTTTTTTAATTACTTCGTGTAGTGATTCTTTACCATTAGCTTCTGCAAAGAATTTTTTTAGTTTAACAAATTGTTCTAAGTTTTCGCTTTCTTCTACTACTATATCTTCTCCTGCAATCATTTCAGCAGTAGTATTTATAATAGCTGCGTGTGTACTAGAATTGTAGTAAAGGTCTATTAAGAACTGTGGGTAAAGGTTTCTCCATTCTTCTGTACCATACTCTATATATTCCCTACCTCGTACCTCTTGTACAATAGGACTTGTTTCACTTGATAAATCTACACTTAGTATATTTTCCATATTTTATATTTCTTCTAGTTCTTCAGGATCAATGTCAGTACCCTCAGCATTTTTTTCATATCCTGCAAACGAATGTACGCAATCTGTTGGAAATATCTCATTAGTTCCAAAGTCAAATTCTTCTGTAGTCATTAGGTCGTAGAATACTCCAGGAAAATAAACAGGAGGAGTAATCTCGTGTCCATCTTTGTCATAAGTTCCTGGTATCTCTACTATCTTACCTATATATACTATAGCTTGTGTACCATTAATGTAAACATCTTGAGTAACCCCCTCTTCAGTTACTACTTCATAAGTACCTTTAGATAGTAAGTCAGCATCCCCTGTTGCTTTGTCTGTGTATTGTAGTTTGTATATATTCATTTTATATTGTTGTTAGTGTTAATGCTTGTGTGTCTGTTATTTCTGTATCATAAAATTTTATATCTGATAATTTACTATTAGACCAACTACCTTCTTTTAAATGTAATGTTGTATAAGGATATGCAGTAAACGAACTGCTATTTACTAAACTTCCGTTACAATAAACTTTTAAATTAGTAGCGTTCCATTTTATTAAATATTTAACCACCCCATTAGGTAATGATGCTGTACTTATAATTGCTGTATTTGAAGAACTTGCATCCCAAACTCTTAATCTAACACTGTTACTAGCGTTATCTATTAAAAAAGATTTTGTTGTATTTGATTGAGCAGTTAAAACTACATTTACAAAAGGATTAACGGAATATTTATAAGTTTCAAAATACCAAGTTCCAGTATTACTACCTAAAATTTCAGTTTGCAATGAAAAACGACTACTATTATCTTGAACCCTAGTTACTGTTGAGCCTTGTGTTTTTATGTAAGAAGTTGGGTAAGCACTCTCTTCTAATTGAATACCCCAAATTAAAACTTCTTCTCCTGTTGAAAAACCACTAAAACCACCAAAACCCACTCCTGTCACTGCACTTGCATCAGCAGTTGAAGTTAAAGAATATCTTTTCCATTCATTAGTTACAGTAATATTTTTATATCTACCACCTGTACCCTCATTTTGTGGAAAACCTGGCGAACCTAAACCAATAGTTGTGTCTAAAGTACCACTAACTGTTTTTAAATAAACACTTATTGTATATGTAGTACCTGAACTTACAGTATAACTGTTCTGCATTGAACCATCTGCACCTGTAGAAACTAATTTAGAAGCATTAGTAGTTCCATCAGGAGAAACAAACCCTGTAGTTAAAGTTACTGAACTTTTTGCCCAAAAAGACTGACTAAAATCTTCTGAATAGGTAAGAAGATTAGTCCTTTGAGGTTCTATAAGTAAAGTACCATTAGTATTATCTAAAAAGTCTATTCTAGGTTGTCCAGTTGTAGAGGTTTTTATAAGACCATCACTAGCTACATAAGTAGCACTACTTGCTCTTGTAAAATCAAATGGTAATGGTTTAAAGTTGTCGTTCTCATCATTGTAAGCTAACAAAGAACCTTCTTTTGCTGCCCAATTTGCATTACCTAATTTTAATGTTGCTGCCATATTAATATATTGTATAATTTAATGCGTTAGCCATTTCTGTAAATGAAGTCCAACTTGTTATTGATTCTATCTGTAAGTCTGTTAATGCAGTCTTATATACTTGTAGTTGTTTTATTTTACCTTCTGCTATTCGTGTTCCTGAACCACTATCAAAACTTAATTTATTTAATGTATTAGCACTATTTACTACTCCTGATGATACTGTTGCTACTTCAACTCCATTAATCCATAATGCATAGTCATTTAATTTCCATTTATACGCAACCTTAATAAAATCTGTTTCATCAGTAACAACATAACTTGTCAGTCCAGAATTTGCACCACCGACAGTAGACCTAGCTTCTATTTGATTTGATGCATTACCATACCTAATATAAACTCTATTTGATGTAGTGCCATCAGATAAAGATAACATAACTC